GAATCCTAGTGTTGCACTGGGAGCCGTCCTGAACGCCAAATTCAACATAATACCCGTCTTTAGATTCGCCAAAGATATCGCCGCACAATTTAAGGGTGATTCCGTCTTCGCCAAATTGGGAATACTCCTTTCTCTCGTGTATATTTAACTCATTCATGTAATTTCCTATATTTAGACCCCTAGCTTTTATCCTACCAAGCAAGCCCTGCCGTGATGGGATATGAGATGTTTATTAGTGAGCCACCAACCAGACACTTGCTTGTTTGCTTTTGGGTGAGAGCTATCAACTCACAACATTTAACAATTCTTTAAATGCTTTCTATTACTAGAACCTTTTGTCTGCCAAAATGTATTAGGCACGGGTAATACCTAAGTCCAACTCCTAACAATCCTATAAAATTTTCGCATCTGACTTTCGTCGTCCGGGCGCCACGAACAGGACAAATTTTTTACGTGACAGCGTTATGCGGGATTTTATATTCTAAACATCCACTGTACTACTATAGACAAGTCAACACTTTCATGCCTTAATTTATTTGGTATTTGTTATAATTTGTGTATAAATTTACACAAAGGGATATTACATGTTATCGAGCAGACCTGCGAGGAGGGTTATATTATGAATCAGAACATAGAGTCTCGAATCGAGACAAGAGCCACAGCGGAGTTACAGAAAGAAATAGAGCGCGAATTAAATTCTCACGAAGAGGAAAAGACTGTGGCTTCTTTATTGGAAATACAAAAAAATAAGGAAGAAGACCTTGGAACTACCGGAAAATGTGACTGAACAACAGTTTGTTGATATTGTTTTTAAAATTGCGCGCAAAATATCTCATCGTTATGTTTTTACATCGTATGAGACTGCCGACATCGAACAAGAGGCGTTTCTCATTGCTGTAGAGGGCATGGGGCGCTATGACAGCTCTAAACCACTAGAAAACTTTCTCTATGTGCATATAAACAATAGGTTGAAAAATCTAAAGCGTAAAGTTTATTACAGGGTTGAGACGGGCGAAGCTCAAAAAATTCAAGATGTCAAAAAACATATCTTAGACGCTGTTGATATCGGGTCCACACAAAGTGCCTCTACCGAGTGTGTGTTTTCCAATGTAAATTTAAAAGAGATCCTCAGAATTATTGACGAACAGCTTCCGGCCTCCATGAGGGGGGATTATCTACGCCTTCGTAATAAAGGTAAAATTACAAAGGCACGTAAACAAAAAATAATCAAAACCATAGACAATATCATTGGCGATTATTTTACAATGGAGGATTTTGATGAAAAAGGGTAGGTTTTCCAATGAGGAAATGCAGTTTATCGAGCAGAACTGCGAGGTTCTTTCTCCAGACGCAATAGCCGTTCAGCTTGATAGAGATCCAGAGTCAATTCGAGATTGGATTGCCAAGAAGGTTGGATTTTCAGCATCTCAGAAAAAAGAAGCAGCTGTAGCAAATGAACTCAAGTCGAAACCTTACTACAGAGAATTAAACAACCAATTCACTCCTGAAGAACTTGAAATGTTCGAGTTCCACTTCAAGAAAATGTGGAGTCAGTTCAGGGACGACGTGTTTCATACAGAAGAAATGCAAATCATTGACACGATCAAACTTGAGATATTGATGAATCGCATACTCAAGTCACAACAAGAGAATCAAACAGAGATCGCTGCTAATGAAAGAATTGTGCGAAACGAGAAGGCGAGAGATCCTGATCAGAGAGATGTGGATCTAATAATGAATTTGGAGCGTCAGGTTGCTGTTCTAAGAGCCTCGCAAGAAACCTTGAGTAAAGACTACAAAGATCTTCAGGCTCGCAAGGCGACGATGCTGAAGGACTTGAAAGGCACAAGGGAGCAGAGAATCAAGGCGATTGAAGACTCAAAAGAAACTTTTGCATCTTTGGTTAAGCAAATAGCAACAGATCCTGAGTTCAGAAAGAACATCGGGATAGAAATGGAGAAAATGAGGCTGGCGGCGGAAAAAGAGAAAGAACGACTTTCTGAATACCATACTTATGAGGACGATACTGTAGATCAGCCATTCTTGACACCAGAAACATTAATCAATACAGAGGAATACAAATGAAGGCAATTATATTTGGGATAACTGGACAAGATGGAAGCTATCTGGCAGAGACTCTTCTAGATAAGGGTTACGAGGTAGTTGGAATCACTCGAAGAACCAGTACGCCCAATACAATAAATATTAATCATATCCTGCAAAAAATCACTCTCGTAGAGGGTGATATAACTGATAGCTTTAGTGTGAACAGTATCATCTCACAACATAAAGCAGACGAGATCTACAATCTAGCAGCTCAGTCGCATGTCGCAACAAGTTTTGATCAACCAAATTTGACCACGGATATAACTTACTCTGGGGTGTTAAACATTCTTGAAGCGATAAGATATTCTGAACGTAAGGGTGAAATGAGGTTTTATCAGGCAAGTAGTAGCGAAATGTTTGGTAAAAACTATACCGAGAAAAAGGTTCCTACATTGGCGCTTGAAAATGTTCTTGGTACCATCACGACAGACGAGAAGTATTCTGACTCAATGTGCGATCTACACAAATATCAAGATGAAGATACGCCATTTATGCCGCAGAGTCCTTACGCGATAGCAAAGCTAGCGGCACATCATCTAGTAAGAAATTATAGGGAAAGCTATGGAATACACGCTAGTTGCGGCATTTTATTCAATCATGAAAGCGAAAGGCGTGGAGAAAAGTTTGTAACCAGAAAGATTACCAAGTGGATTGGGGAATTTGAAAACTGGCGCGGCGACGATATCGTTTTTGCAGACGAAGAACTCTATATTTATGACCAAGACACTGATGAAAAAATTTCATTTCCAAAGCTAAGGCTTGGCAATTTAGATGCAAAAAGAGACTGGGGACATGCGGAGGATTATGTAAACGCCATGTGGCTCATGCTACAGCAGGAAAACCCAGACGACTACGTTATCGGCACGGGCGAGACGCATAGTATCCGAGAGTTTCTAGATGTTGCATTTCGCAGGATTGGTATTGATGGCTGGAGTAATTATGTTGTTGTAGATCCAAAATTTTATCGCCCAGCAGAGGTGGATTATCTTTTAGGAATACCTAAAAAAGCAGAAAAGCAGCTAGGCTGGAAAAGAAACATAACTTTTGAAAAATTAGCAGAAAGAATGGTAGATTACGATGTCGAAAAGGCGAGACTACAACGATCCTGTATACAAGGAGTTTAGACTTAAAGTCTTAAAAAGAGACAAGTTTACATGTCAAATGTGTAAAAAGAGCGGGAAGAGTGCCAGATTAAATGTTCACCACATAATTAAGTGGTCATCTGCGGCCAGCCTAAGATACGATACAGACAATGGGATAACTCTTTGTAATTACTGCCATAAGTCTGTAACTGGAAAAGAACAGCATTACGTTTCATATTTTACAGAACTATTAAGAAAGAAGAGGTAACTATGTTTGGAAATGGAGTTTTTAAAGGTGGCGATTCAGAATTAGATTATGTACCAGAAGATCCCAATAAACCAGCGGATGAAAAACAAGAAGCTGTCCCGATTCCTATCGTTTCGCCTGTTTTTGATTTTGAGTCAGATGGTAGCGTAGAAGAATTCATATCTGCTTGCAAGAGACTAATCGAACAAGAAATTAGTTCTGGTAAAACAGTGACCCTAAAAGGATGCCCGTCTTCCGAGGTGGACGTTATCGGTTCGTCATTCAGAGGGCAGCACTACAAGCCTGTATATGTTGACGGTGATCTTAGGTACCCTAGATGAAAAAAAATATACCTAAATATAAAGTAATCAAGGATACAAGAGAGCAAGACGGATGGTTTTTTTCTCCTTACGATAAGTGCTCTGGTATGGAGGTATCTACTCTTCATACCGGAGATTATACTATGGAAGGTTTTGAAGATGTAGTATGCATAGAGAGAAAGGCTTCTGTGTCCGAGATCGCTATGAATTTAGGAAAAAAGAAAGACGCTTTCTATAGAGAGATAGAAAGGATGCGAGATTTTCATTTTAGATATCTTCTTCTCGAATTCTCCGCTTCCGATATTTTAAATTATCCTATGAGTCTATTGTCAGAAGATGACAAAGCGGTATACGAAGCTTATCAGGCCGGTGAGTGCGAACTGCCAGATTTTAAAAGGTTTAAGGTAGTAGAACAAACTAAGATAAGTGGAAGATATTTACTTAAAGCACTTATGGAAATATCAATACGCTACGATGTAAATGTTATGTTTTGTGATAATAAGCATAATGCATTTATGATCTGTAACAGCATATTTAAGAGACTGAATGAACTTTTTCACAAGGAAGAATAATGTCTAACACTAGAGATACCATTGGGGAAATCCATAATTATGGAATTGATGTAAAAAATAGAGAGATATACATCAATGAATATGATGACTCCGGTGAGACTGGTGGTGTAGACCATAGGATGTTTCAAAACTTTATCAAGAATATAAATTTTCTAAAACTACAGAGCAAAGATCCAATTACTATCCACATGCAAACGGTTGGAGGTTGCTGGTATGCCGGGATGGGTATATATGACGCGATCAAGAACTGTAAGTGTAAAACGGTTTTTGTTGGCTATGGCCAGTTGTGCTCTATGGGTACTGTGATTATACAGTCGGCAGCAAAAAGGCTGATGACTGAAAACTCTATATTTATGTGTCATTTTGGAAGTACTGATTTGTCTGGTGACTATTTAAGCTCACAAAATTATGCAGCGGTAGACAAAAGGAATTGCGAAACCATGCTATCAATTTATGCAGACAGATGTCATTCTACTGGCGAGTTCTTTAAGAGTTCAGAATACTCATTATCAAAAACAAAATCATATATAAAAAGGAAACTACATAACGGAGATTGGTATATGGACTGCGAAGAGGCTATATACTATGGCTTTGTGGACGGAATATATAATGGATAAATCTCAACAATACGTAAAACAATTAGAAGATGCTTGGCTAGGGATAGATGTAGACGAATCTTCATTATTCAATCCTATGGATTTTGTAATGCAGGACTCAGATAATGAAGCTTTGATAAAAAGACTGTCATGGCTAATGATGCGACCAGAATATTTTTCGTTTGCCTGTAAGTATATAATGAACATAGAACTTTCCCCGTTTCAGGGACTGCTTTTGAATGAAATGTGGAATAGAAAGTTTCCAATGCTTGTCGGTAGTCGCGGTATGGGTAAATCATTTATCCTTTCTGTATACCCCCTGTTACGCGCCTTGTTTATGCCAAGAAGAAAGATAATAATAGTTGGTGCCGCTTTTAGGCAGTCTAAGGTTTTGTTTGAGTATATGGATACAATCTGGAAAAATGCCCCAATATTGAGAGATTTGTGCTCTAACAATAGCGGGCCAAGACGAGATGTTGATAGATGTGTTATGCATATAGGTCAAAGCACTATTACATGCCTACCTCTGGGCGACGGTAGCAAAATTAGAGGTCAAAGAGCTAACGATATTATTGCCGACGAATTCGCGTCTATTCCTCGTGACATTTTTGAGAATGTTGTTGCTGGTTTCGCTGCGGTTGCCTCATCCCCGATTGAAAAAGTTAAGCAGGCAGCCAAGGAAAAGAAAGCTAAAGAGCTTGGTATACCGATTTCTGATGAAAAAGAAAATGATAACCCAGTAGATATGTCAAACCAAATCATTCTTTCTGGGACAGCATATTATGATTTTAATCATTTTGCGGAATACTTTAAGAGATATCATAAAATAGTTTCTAGTGGTGGAAACATAGCAAAGCTAGAAGAAGTGTTTGGTGGAAGTGTTCCACCCGGATTTAATCATAGAAACTATTCCGTCACTAGAATACCAGTAGACAAATTACCAGAAGGATTTATGGATTCTGGTCAAATAGGACGGGCTAAGGCAACTGTTCACTCTGGAATTTATCAGATGGAATATGGTGCTGTTTTTACTACAGATAGCCAAGGGTTCTTCAAAAGAAGCCTAATAGAAAACTGCACCGTGTCTCCAACAAATCCGGCATCTTTACCGTCTGGAGATATTTGCTTTGAAGCCTCGCTCAAAGGAGAACAGAATAAAAGATATGTTTTTGGTGTCGATCCAGCTTCTGAGGTTGATAACTTTAGTATAGTTGTTATGGAAGTAAATAGTGATCACAGAAGAGTTGTTCACTGTTGGACCACTACTAGAAAATCGCACAAAGAGCTTCTCAAGTCCAAGATAGTAGACGAAGACGACTTTTACTCTTATTGTGCAAAAAAGATAAGACAGCTAATGAAAGTCTTTCCTTGTGATGAAGTAGCTATGGATGCTCAGGGCGGCGGTATTGCCGTTATGGAGGCTCTTCACGACAGGGATAAAATCGGTGATGGCGAAGTTCCTATTTGGCCCGTCATAGAGGATAAGCCAAAAGATACAGACGATAATTCCGGCCTACATATATTGCGCATGTGTCAGTTTGCAAGGTATGAATGGCTAGCAGAAGCTAATCATGGATTAAGAAAAGACTTAGAAGATAAGACTGTTTTGTTTCCATATTTTGACTCGGCTAGCCTTGGTTTAGCTCTTGAAGTTGATAAATCTTTGGGTAGAAAATACGATACGCTTGAAGACTGCGTTATGGAGATAGAAGAACTTAAAGACGAGCTTTCTATGATTGTTATGACTCAAACTGGAACCGGTAGAGAGAGGTGGGACACACCAGAAGTTAAGACCGGTGCTGGCAGAAAAAGTAGACTGAGGAAGGATAGATACTCGGCGCTAATCATGGCGAACATGTCTGCTAGAAACTTCAAAATCAAGCAAGAACTTGAAATAGTTTCTGGCGGATTCGCCGGTCAGAATTCTTCTAGATTTGATAGTGGTGGCAAGATGTTCAATGGACCTTCTTGGTTTTCAGAAAAAATCCAAGATGTATATTAATTTGTGTATAGTTGTATTAACAGTACAATTGCCAATACTATTAAAGGAAATCAAATGTCAGAAGACCTATATCTAACTTGGGATAGCGACAACCAAAGAGAACAGGTATATAGATCCACAGTAGATAACATAGAGGCTTATGATGGAATTCAGAAGTCTCAAGCTCATTATAATGGTAAAACGACCTTTTTAGATATAGAGCCTAACAGATCTGTAAGACCTTCTTTCAACAGAAGCGATTATGACACCTTTAGACCCGGAGAATCTGTAGGAACTAGACAGAAAAAACTTATTGCACAATGTATGCAGGCTTATTCTAGGGTTGGTATCATTAGGAATGTTATTGATCTAATGAGTGATTTCGCGACTCAGGGTCTTGTATTAGTGCATCCAAACAAGAGTATTGAAAGATTCTATAGAAAATGGTGGATGGAAATAAATGGTAATGATAGATCAGAAAGATTTCTCAACTACCTCTATAGAACAGGTAATGTTGTAGTAAGAAGAAGTACTGCTAAGATAAGCAAGAAGGAAGAGAAAAAT